TCGTATTTAAAGTGTTTCCCGATGTTTGTGTAACCGAGTTCATTGATTTTTTCATTAAGTCTTTTTCTAATAAATTGTTTGAGATCGTTGGCTTTAAGGTTTTCAATATCTCCTTGTTCAAACATTTTGTCGATATACTTTTCTTCTGCTTTAAGCATTGCTTCTGCTGCATCTATAACGTCTTTTTTACAGTCTTCTAATAACTTAGGATCTTCTTGACACATATGCCTAAACAACTGGCAACCCATTTTACTGTGTAATGATTCATCACGCACACTCCACTTCATTTGCTGGCCAATACCTTTTAAAAGGTTTCTTAATTGGAAGCTATATAACACAGCAAAAGCAGAATATAAACTAACTCCTTCAGCAAAAGCGCTAAAAATAGCCAACGATTTTGCAATACCAATTTTATCAGTTCCTTCATAGCTAACTAAATTATCAAATCTTTCCATTGTTGCTTCATCCTGTAAAAAAGCTTCAAAGTTTTCTAATCCTAATGTTTCATTTAAATAACTATAAGCTACAGCATGTATTGTTTCCTGAGAACCAAACATCATAGCCATCTGTTGGATTTCATGTTTAGGAAACCAGCCTACTACTTTTTGAGTCCAGTAATCTGAAACTGCACATTCTGTTTGAGCAAAGCCTAATAGAATATTACCAACTAAGTTTTTTTCTGAATCAGTTAATTTTTCGTTCCAATCCTTAACGTCACCTGACATTGGTATTTCGGTGTGCAGCCAGAATGCTTGAGCTTGTTTAAGCCATCCCTCAGTATAGTACTCTGGGTACTCAAATGGTTTGTACGGTATTCTTTCATCAAATAATCCCATTTACTTTTCTTCTTCTTTTTTAGTTAAACTTTCTTTTAATTTATCTAATGCTAATTGGTAATCTGGAAACTCTTTAATTAATTCCATAGTACCTATTGATAAATCTTTAAGATTAGTTAACTCTTGCACAACCCTATTCATAGCTGACCCTAAAGTATCTATTTTATTAGACATTTCTATTAATCTACTTTCTTTCATTCTAATATTTTTTTACTTAAAAAAACAGGTGAGCCGTCTTTTATATACGCAATTATATGTTTGTCACGCTCTTCAATAATTATATTATCACCTTTTTTAAATCTGCTGGGATAATTTTTTAATAAATATTCTTCTATATTACTCATAATATATTGTTATTATAAATTCAACAAACGGTAAATAAACTACATGCTCTACAAATTGCTGCTCTGGATAGCTTCTAGCCCCTATAAGCACCCCGGGATATAACCCTATTGCTAATTCCCAGCCTGTCATTGCGTTTCATTTAAATAATAAAGAAGCATCTTCATATGAAAAGATACCCTTTCTTTATAGTGACTACGTAGTGTAAAATCCGTGTCCTCTTGCGATTCTATCAATTTCTCTGTATTTGATTCCACCTTTTTCTTTTTTAGTGTATTGTTTAATATCTCTTTCTAATACTCTTCTTGTATACATTAGTCGCGCTTTCTTTTTCTGTTCTCTTTGATCAGCATTACCGTCCGGTCTACTTCCTTCTGGTTTTGCGGCTTGTAAAGCGTCTTTCCAATCTTGTTTTTCGTAAGCCATAATTTAAATAATTTCCATCTTAAAGGGAAAGACTCATTAGCCCTTCCCTTACATTCTATTATGTAGTCTTTTCCAACGAAGTCAGGTGTATACTTAATTCCCAAGATCTTTTTTTGCCCTCTGTTAGTATACTCACCTTTTCCGTTGGATTGTTTTTCGTAAGATTGATTTTCAAAATTAAATCCTTCGACCAACTGGAAAACTTCATTTTCATAACCTTCAAATAGTTTTTCTTTTTTTAATGCCATATAAGTATATCGCTCTAAGCCTGACGCAAAGTTTATTCCGTCGTAAGATATTTTTTTAGCCTGTACAGGTCCTCGTTTTTTACTACGTTTTTTTACCATGATCTATCTTCTGTCCATCCTTCAGGACTTCTGTGCTTACTAAAGCTATCTTCTTCTTCATAATCTTTAAGTATTTTTTCTTCAAGAGCATCGCTAGTTTCCATCTTAAGCTTTTGAATATAGTTTACAGCATCCATTAATTCTTCTTGTAAATGATTAAGCCACTTGTGTAAACTGGGTTCGTCATCATGCAGAGTCACACCGTATTTTTTATAACCTACGTCGCTTCGTTCTTTGAACTTATCGATTACTTGTTTAATTATTTTATCACGCATCTTTTACAAATGTTCCGTTAACCATCTTACCTGTACGTCCAGCTATTACTTTATAAGCTGAGTCTATACAGTCTTCTATATTGTAACCCTTAAGCTTAGCTAAATTTGTTAAAACAACAACCATATCACCTATAGCATCTATAATTTCAGGTTCATCATTTTTTAGTATAGCTTGTGATAATTCACCGGCTTCTTCTATAAGTTTAAGATATTGAGTTCTTACATCTCCAGTTTTATATATACCTCTTTCTTTAGCCCATTCCCTAATTAATTCAAATTGATCTTGATGAGAGTATAGCTTTTCTTTATCTTTTTGAAACGGCCCAGCTGTATGCATAGCTTTATTATATACAAAGCTACGGCTTTTATTAAACATAGATTCTTTAATATTGCTTAATATCCATTCTATTTTATCAGTTGAATCTATTTTAATATCACCATATGGTGTTTGCCACTCAAGATCTCCTAAAAATGCTCCGTCAATATCATCTTTTGACACAGCAAATGTGGTTGTTTGATCTGTTACATTAACTTGTTTACTCATAGGTTTTTTAAATAATTTATCATAAGGTTTTATATCAACTTTATATCCTAAGTCTTTTTGTAATTGTCTTTCAGCGTTAGCAGCCTCTTTTATATCATCTGTTTCAAATAATATTTCATATTCTCCAGGTTTAAAACCTTGTTCATCAACAACTCTTTTTTGTATATTAGTTGTACAGCCTATCTTTTTACCTAGTATATGATAAACTTTATATTTACCTGTGCTTACTGCTGATATTCCCATCTTACAATATAATATTTGTTATCTTGACCTCTAAGCAAAGCATCTCTTTTTATTTCGCCTGGTCTAATCATATAATCAGACTTCCAATTAGATTCAATAACCGCATCCATATCAGAATCTGATTCAAAAGAATCTATAACTTTAGCTTGAAGCATTATACTTTCATAATCACCTTCATACCTAGGCAAATAATCTGATGTTGCTATAATCCTACCTTGTTGTACCGGCGCAATATAAAAATCGTCTGTCATTGTAACAAATTGTGATCCTGAATAATATACATAATCAAATTGTGCAAATGTAAATAAAGGTAATAATAATAATAATAATATTCTCATAATTTTAGTTTTAAGTTCCTACTGATAGTTTTGCTTTTATTGGTTTATGCGGGTTGTAATCAAACAACAACACATCATTTATTTTTGGTAATACTAATTCATTATCTCTTTCAAATATTCCACAACCTAATTTTAATTTAGGTGGTTTTTTAATACTTCTATTAAGCTGTTCTTTAACTTGATCAAAATGATTATTATATATGTGACAATCACCTAAGCTGATAGTTAGCCTTCTTGGTTCTAGTAAAGCTCCTTTAGCTAACATTTCTAATAACAAGCCATACATTGCAATATCGTAAGGCAAGCCTAAAAATAAATCTGCTGATCTTTGTTGAAGCATTAAATCTAAGTGTGTACCATCACTATATAATTGGAAACTATGATGACAAGGAGGCAATACCATATCAGGCATATCAACTGGGTTCCACGCAGATAGCATAAGTCTACGAGAGGTGGGATTTTCTTTGAGTTCTTTAACAATGGATCTAAGCTGATCAACACCATTAAAATTGCGCCACTGATGCCCATATACAGGTCCCAATGTGCCATCCGTTCTTCCTGACCTTTTATAATCGGCGTCCCAATACCTAACGCCGTTAGAATGAAGATAATCAAGATCGACACGACCGTTGATAATCCATAGTATCTCCGCAATAGCATTTTTAAAATATATTTTTTTAGTTGTTAATAAAGGAAATCCTAGAGCCATATCATGCCTGATAATTCTACCAAACACTGATTTAGTTCCAGTTCCGGTTCTATCTGGTTTATCATAACCTCCATGCAACGTACCTGAAAGTAATCCTAAGTATTCTTCTTCTATATTAATCATTGTTTATCATAATAGTATTTACACATTTCAAACATTGCATCCCAAACTTGATTTTTATCATATATATGTTTACTTTTATAAACTTTTTTATAATTATCAGGTGTTGAAATACCTATATACCATTTGCCTGGAGTATTTTGTATGCCTATAGGACTTATTATAATATTGTTTTTAATACAATAATCATAATATTTTTGCTGCTCTTTTGATATATTAAAATCAGGCAATTTATATTTATTCTGCTCTTTTTGTCTTTTACTTAAGACTCCCATGGCATTTCATTTATTGTTACATTTTCGTGAGGTACATAATTACCACTTATGTGATCCCATTTGAAATGCGCTTCAGCTTGGTTTTCACCAAGGTTTTGAAATTTAACTTTAAGAACTTTAACTTTAACTGTTTTATTATTGTAATCCCTGTGAACAAGAAGGCCGTGATAAGAAGCATCATACCACTCACCACCTCCTTTAATAGAATACATAGTCGGTTCATCAATTGTTCCATCGTCTTTTTTATACATTTTAGTTGGATGTGCAACTATTATAACAAGTACATCATATTTTTTAGCAAAAGCTTCTATGCGTGTTAAATATTCCATAGTCGCATCTGGTATGCTCATCTTTTCAGCACCCTTCATTTTAACTTTATTGTAAGGATCAATAACTAAACATTTAATACCTTTACGTTTAACGAGCTCAGCTCCTTTAGCTAAAACAGCATCTAAATCATATCTTTCGTTTTCAATAAAATAAAAGTTATCATTAACTAGTTCTGTTACATTATTCCATTTATCGCTATTAATATCTTCTTTAGAAGGCATCCAGTTGCCAATTTTACGCATTAACTTATGTGCATGCAAAAATGTTGGTTTGTTTTCTGGCGAAGCAAATGCTGTTTTCCAACCATATTTTAATTGGTACCCCACCACCATTCTATCAACAAAATCAGACTTCCCGCTGCTAGGAACGCCTGTAACGGTGATGAATTGTCCCGTGTAAGTACTGAATATGCTATCAAAGTTATCAAGACCGACTTGATACCCAGGTTTAAAACCTTCTTGAATAAATTCTTGTAGTTCATCATTTATATCATTTAAAGTTAATACATTTTCCAGAGGAACAGGACTAGCTTCATCAACAAGACGCTTGAGCATAACGCCGTCGTAAGCCATGATATATTCATTAGCATCTTTGAGGTCTCCGAAGCTAAGTGTAT